AAATCAGTCACATCATCATCACCATTCACGAATATTACTGTGCGACCCGGATTATTTCCTTGGAATGTTCCAGCAAGGATATCGTAATTAATTGCATAACCTTTGAGTTTTGAAGCCTTGCTTGATGTAATTCTAACCGCAAGTTCGAGTGGGCGACCTTCGATCAAATAAACAAAAGCAGTTGTAGCTATATCGCTCCAAGTGGCTCCATCGAATTTATTTCCAACTGGTGGAACTGGAGCAGTATCTAATCTTCTCCATCTAAGCTCATCAACACCTGAACTGAAACTTCCAGCATAAGTAGCATCAGTTCTCATTACCAAATGGAATGTTCCATCTGGAATCACCGTATCTGAAACTACCTCAGTGATTGTATTGTCTCCTGCACCCAAAGCAGAAATATCAACGGCTCCTGATTCAACCATGATATCGGCTGAATTGGTTGACGGGTCACCCGACCCGTCATCCCTAACAATTTGCAGGAAACAGTTACCTATTGGTGTTCCAAGTTTATTCACGTAAGCCGTGAGTCTTTGGATCACATAATCTCCATCAACCGGCACAACAAATGGCTGACCTAATTTAATTTGTGTGGTGATATTTAATACTTCAACACCGTTTGCTAATCCAACTGCATGTTCATCAAGATTTTGAAAAGAATCATCGAACCGTTTTACTTCATAAGTAAGTGCAGTTGTGGCCACATCAGCCCAAACAGTTCCATTAAATTGTTGTCCAACTGGCGGAGTTGGAGCAGAAGAATCTGCGGAAACCTGAAGTGCATCTACGCCAGTAGCAAAAGAAGTCTTATAATCATCATCGGTCTGAACAACCATATGGTAAGTGCCAGCCGCTAAAGATAAGCCCTCAAGATCTCCAATATTCAAAGTTTGTTTAGTCGAAGATCCGGGTACACTCGAAACTAATATATCTCCAGAAGTGGCCACTGCCACACCCGGATCACCAGCACCATCGTCTGCATGTAAAAGAATTTGAAAATTTCCAACTGGAGTTCCAAGCTTTGATAAATAAAGGCTAACCTCTTTTATTTCTGTGGTGGCAGCTAAAACAAATTCTTGAGAAAATTTCTGATCAGATCCAGTGTCAGTTAATTCTAAATCGGTGTCAGCATTAGCAGAATCATCATAAGCATCTTCAACTGAGATATCTTTTTCTCTTTTAAAGGTATGATTGATTTCATATTGACCTGAAGCCTCACCAACTCTAATTGGAGTGTTACCTTCTTGCCAATGAGCCTGACCATCTCTTGAAAATTCAAATGTAGCTGGACCGTCATCGATATTCAGAAGATCATAAATAGCGATCAACTGAACCATATTTATGTCACGCTCATGGCCCAAAAATTCATCAATATCTAAAGCGTCAGTTGAAATGAATGTATTACCTACACCAGCAAAGTTGGCCAAGCCACTGACAATGGTTGCTGTTCCAGAATCGAATTTATCATCACCATCTATTTCAAAAATATTTGTTTCTTGAAGTTCGTAAATTGATTCTCTTAAAATATCATCAAAGAGTGAATCTAAGGAATTTGCATCTCCACCACCAGACCCAGATCCAACCCCAAGTTGTCTCACGGTATCTATTGTAATCACCCCTGCAATATTCTGAACTAAAACCTGTCCAATCTTCTTACCACCAGAAGCGAATGGTGCGAGTGGAGCAGATGCCTTAACAGCGTTTGCAGAAGCGGCTGGAGTAATAATAACTTGAGCACCAATCTGATTTATTGCGTTCACTGTTCCGGGTATTACTACAACTGAATACCAAAAATACTCACTGACAGGGATAGTGAATGGTGTGAAGTTGACCCCAAGTGGAGTGGTTCCGTCTTCTTTGAAAATAGATCCAGTATCAAACTCAATAACTGCACCGGTAAACTCCATAACTAAACTAGAAAGCTCTTGAGATAGAATACGACCATCAAGAAGAGTTCGATCTACCCCAGAGACTCTGGCATTTTCTACTGCACTTTCATGGGGAGTTAATTTTAATTGTCCAAAGAAATTTTCGAGTTCAAGATCCAAATTACTTATTGCAGATGTGAATGATGAGTTCGCTACAATAAAATTTGTATTTGCATATGGTGGAGTAGCATCGTTCTCATCTACAAGACCAGTAGCTAATAAAAGTGCATCTGTAATTCCATCACCAAGCTCTATAGATTCGCCTGATTCAATCTCAACATTGGTCCAGCCATTTCCAAAATATATTTTATTTCCAGAAGTTTGCTTATAAGCAAGAATATAATTTCGAGTATTTGTTGCGTCTAAAACGAAAGATCCATTGGCCACTTTAGAAATTGCAAGCGGTCCACCCGGAGCGACACCAACATCTGGCAAGGTCACATAAGCCACTTCATCATTTGCGATAGTGAATGTTCCGGCAGAAATCGTATAATTAAATGCTCTATTTGGAACTTGAATAACTAAATCAGAAGTAAAAGCTACAGTGTTAGCTGTAGGATTTTCAAAAGAAATTTTTCCACCACCAGTGAGCTGATAACTCATTCTTTCAAGTAGGCCAAGAGTTGAGGCACCGCCACCAACCAATTGAGTGTACCAAGCCGCAGTTCCTTTATCTTCTTTGATAATGGTGGTGATTGCATCGAACATATCTTTGATGCTTTGAATATTTCCCTGATCTGTTCTTGGAGCACCAAAAACAAAATCAGAATCTAAATGAAACAAGAAATCTCTAACATCTGTGATTAAGGTAATTACCCCACCAGAAGTTGTAACAACGGCCAATGGAAGCTTGTCACTGTCTCCAGTGAAGGCAATAGTATTTGAAACTAGCTGAGTATCTTGAGCTGTTTGTGTATCTACAGTTTGAGTGAATTCTGAACCAACTCCACCATTTGCAGTTGTGTCCCAGATTGCAACCGTATCTGGTGCACAGGTTTTTTCAAAAATTTGAACTTCTATATAATTAACCGAGTTATCTGGAAGAGTAATATTTAATTGTGGCTCTGTGATAAGTCTTCTTTGGATGTCTTCTTTTCCGGTACGATCTGTGGCGAATAAAACAGAATCAGAACCGATATTAACCTGAGCGACCAACCCACCAGCATTTTCAATAGCCCAATTTTTTACAATCTTTGGATCTGGAGAGAAAAATAGATTAGCGTAGGTTTGAAATTCTTGCTCAATAAGCTTGAGCATATTGTCATATTGAGGTTTGTCCCATCTCTGGTCGGCGACGAAGCGTTGCTTATTCTGCATTGAAACTATCCCTTAATCTAAATCTAATCACAGCTAGGCTCTACTACTATAAATCGGACAACCACCCCGGCAGCAACAATTGATCTAACAATCTTTTGAGCCAATAGTCTAGCAGCCGTTACACCAACCAAATAAACTGAAAAATCATTTCCATTGATTGCTGGTTTAATGTACGGCGTCACAACTACGTTCACAGCCTCTCCTATTGAGTGGTTGTTTACAAAGCTATAAGACGGATCTAAAAGTAGAGTAGAATTGTTTGGTCTTCCAAAATATTTAATCAATGTCTCTTCGGTACCGAATCCAAAATTAAACGATAAACGTCCAACCGCATCTGGAATTTGAGAGGCATCCGTCATGGTAAGCGTTGGAATAATTGCACCAGCAACAATACTCTGACCCAATATTCCCCTCTTAGATGTGAGTGTGAAGGCTCTGGTTGGATCTGGTATAAACGCACCCGGATAGCTAGGAACCACGATATTAAAATTGTCTGAAGTGTTAAAAATAGAAAGATCTTCAGAAGCAAAAAATTGAAAAGTTACAGAAGTATTTCCTACAGTGTTTGATGCGATCACTGCCTGATTCAATCCTTGACCGAAAATAGCGAGTGCTAATTCATCAAGCTTCAAAGACTTGGTAGAATCATTCAAATCAATAACCATTTCTTTTGCGATATTATCGATCGACACAACCGTTCCCTGATATGCGTGAAGGTGCAAAGACCCTCTAAGATCTCTTCTCAAAGACGGTACAGAACTTGGGATATGAATTATGATTTCATTGGCGTTGATTTCATTAACTTTGACTATTGGATTACCTACACCAAAAAATATATCCAACACTCTTTTTATTGTGGTCAATACTTGCTTAGGTCTGAAACTCAAAACAGGTATAAGCTGTCTATAAAGATCGTCTGTGAGATTGAATTCAGTAGGTCTAAACACACCCACATTTGAACCAAGTGCATCCAAAAATTGGAGTCTAGCTAGTTTGGTAAATATTTGCTCTTTAGCATTTTGAGCAGCCTGAACAATAAGATCATCTTCACTAGACCAAGCATATAGCAATCCCTTTACGTTTGGATTGGTGTTCGGCCTATAAAGACCCGGAACAAACCGAGTCATCTTACTTAATTTTGACATTTTATCCTACGACGATATCTTCTTCGTCTATTCTGGCCAGTTCGCTATCCGCAATTGGAATATTCTCAGAGCCAAGTGGTCTTGGATCTAGTCTGACGAGTCTCACATCAAATACTCCGCTCACATCTTTAACCGCACAAAGCACTTCTGAAGCTAGAACATCAGCCCCTACTGCCAAGTTATTTATAACCGTAGACACTGCGGATTTGATTTCATTTGCTATAGAAATGAGAGTGATACCCTCTTGTGGAGTCACATCAACTTCAACTTCGACTGGAACTTTGATTGGCTCAATAACTTCTACTTGAACTCCGGCGGCTCTGAAGCCCGGATAATTTTCTTCATCGTCTGGGCGACCATCTACTGTCCACTGAGTTAACTGGGCAAGATTTGTGAAATATCTATAACCATCCACACCAATAACTTTTCCAACTGGGAAAGAAAGAACTGCGTTTCCAGTTCCACCAGAGACTTGCACCGAAGCATCTTCTCCGGTATCGAGTGATGCGATTTGAACCTTTGTCCCAGAACTTGAAGTTCTAATCTCTGCATCTGTGGTTACTGTGGTGATAAGTTTGTTATTCCATAAACGAGCAACCTGATCTGCATCGGCTGGAAGAATTTGATACTCGTCACCAATAGATGGAGCACCCGGCATAGCAGCAAAAGTAAGCGTTCCAGAGCCGGGAGTATAAGTAAGAATGGTTCTTCTGACTCCAGCCTGAGTTCCAGTTGTCATTTCGATTTCGTACCCAACCAGATCTTCTGCCAATGGAAAAATAGCTGATAATCCAGTATCAATAACAATTGAAGATGATGTAACTCCAGTGAGAGCATTTTCATAATAAAGTGGGAGTGTGAAATTATTTGCTAAATTATTATCCAAAATAACAATTAGCTCGTCATCTACAGAGAATGAATATGGTTCTGCGGAACCAGACTCAACGGCTGGCTGATGTGATATTAAATTATCAATCTGATCAGTTGGAAATTGAAGCACAGTATTTGCTGCGGTGGCATTTACCTTTATACTTCCGCCACTTACTTTATTTGTAGATATTTTAACTCTAAGATTCGAATCAACCAAGCTCACAGTTATTCCGGGTATCTCTCTTTGAAGTGCTATTTGAACCTCTGAAGCTAGTGCAGACCCCGGTGTGAAGAAATCTCCAGCTAAAAATGTATATGACTGAAGCGTTCCGTCAACTTCAACTTCAAATAATTCACCACCAGAAAGTCCATACGGAGACTGAGAACCTGTGACAACAAAAGCCCTTGTATCTACAGATCCTAGCGTAAGTCTGTCACCGGCTGCGAGTGGCTCTGCAAGTTCGATCTGACCAATAAAACGATTAAGCGTATAATCTTTTGTGGCCCCAACGATCTCTACTTCAGAGAAATTGAACACACTATTTGCATTTGAAATTATAATATCAGTTATAACTGGTGGCGTTCCCAATGCACCATTTCTTTGAATTCGAATCCAATATCTTGGATCTGACCCATTTACTGCCACCTTCGTCCAATTTGGAAGTCTTGGAAGAGTTATAATTCCATTCTGAGTTAATCCTGCGGTCCCATCTAAAACACCAAACGGAGTCCAAGCAGATCCATCCCAATATTCAAAAGCGAATACATCTGTGGAAGCTGGAGTTGCGAAGTCTCCAAAAACAGTATTGAACTGGACATCAGTATGACCCAAATAAAGATAATCTAAATCCGATGCAAAGGCGGATATAGTTCCGGCCCCACTTGCTTCCACGGTGCGGTCAGTAAGAACAGAAGCCTCTTCGTTCCAAACCTGACTGAATGTTCCAACAACCCTGATCTTTGAAAGAACACTTCGTTCAATATTAGAAAACATAGTAAATTTTGTATCATTGGATGACTCAGAACATACGATACCCGGAACCTGTGCATTGATTAAATCACAAATCTCTTTTGAAGTTACTGATGCTGGAGATGAGAAATCAGTCGGAGTAAAAAATGCTGCCACTGGGTTTTTAATTTTTCCATCGATCACCATTAAAAGACTACGATCAAAACTACTCATATCAAATGCGGCAGTAGATCCAGATTCTATAGCGGCTGTTCTTCCATCTTTAGTTAAAAGTGCAATTCCAAAATCTCTTTCACGATATAATTTTGATGTAAATTTTTTATCAGTTGAGAAATTAAGTGCAGAGTTGGCAGTTCCACCAGTCACCACAATTTCTTCCTCAACATTTTTACGTGAGAATATTCTTACCTTAGACCCGCCAGATGAAACCCTTGCCTCATATAATGTAGCGGTTGAATTTATCTTAGTTAAAACTTCTTGTGCGAGTGCTGCACCGGGAGCTGCGAAATCTGTTCCTTCAAAAATCACAGTCTCTACTTCATCTCCAACCTCAACAATCAAAGTCTCACCGCCAAATAGTGCGTAAGGCTCATCATCTTGAGTTTCAGAAAAAGCTTTAACCATTGGCACATTATCAACGAATAAAAACTGCTCACCACCGGTTGCAGCCAAGACCACTTCCTCAAATCCAACCGATTCAAAAGTTGGTATAAATCCAGTTCCATCATCAATAAAAAGCTTCACAACATCTGCCGGTACAGTTGGCTCGATTAGAGAAGCAGAAACAACACGTTTATTTCCGGTGCTAACTCCAAGGACACTTGTAATAATAGATCTTCCAGTTCCTCTAGATAGAGACTGAATTGTATCTTTAATACGATCCCTGAGTGCCTGATCACTTTCAATATCTAAACCATTTGTGACCCTAAATGGATTGGTTACTGTGGCAGTTGAGAATGGTAGAGAATCATATTGAATAATAGAACCAATAGGCACGTTGGCGTCAGAGCCGGGATCTGTGGCGGTGACTAACACATCAGTTTCTTCTGATTCACCATCAAAAATAGTAGCCCCAGAATCAAGAGTGAATTCTACTCTTGGATTCAAATCTGAGGCCGGGACTATAACCACTGTTCCGACTGTAAATACACGGTCGCCACCCTGAGATAAAACGATTGTTTCATCAGTCCCATGGTCAAATCCTAATGCACCTGAAAGATTAAAGGTCACATAATTAGCGAATGTAGTGATCGAAGAATATGGGACTGTTTCAACATTTGGAGTGCCACGACCAATAACTATAGAGCCACTGGTTGGAAAATTAGTTGCCGAATCACCATTAATTGCGAATGTTCCTCCGGCTGGTCCAGCTTTTCCAGAATAAACTCCAGTTGAAACTTTTGTTATTGCTGAATCTCCAAGAGTTACTTGAGTTGATGCTGCGGAAGCTTGTCTTCTCTCAAGGCCGTACTCAAATGCACGATCATCAAGTTCGCTTCCTGTAGTTGTATCAATTGAAAATGCTCTGATAATTTCGAGCATTTGAAAATACTGTTCGTCATCTTCCTGTGCTGCGGCCTCCAGCATGGTTGACCAAACAGAACCAAAATTTATATCGGTGAGTGGGGTAGTCGCAATCACTCGGTCTGTCATATCCCCAAAAATTTCAGGGAAGACCTTTAGTTCAAAAATTGGCATGTATCAACCTATCCATTTTCAAGTGTTATTGGCAACGGTACTGGCTGTGCCAAATCTTTTAACTTAATCAAAGCATTGATCTGAGTCGTTCCACCATCTTGCCTAAGCTCTAAAAATGGAATTGACTCAACTCTTAAATCTGATCCAAGTGAACTAATTAATCTTCTACGAATATCATTTAAAAAATTAGTTCTAGTTTTTTCACCAATCTTAAGGCCAGTGCCAATATGCAGATGTCTTTTTAGATCACCCGGCTCTAAGCCGATGCGGATTGCAATCGCTTGGGACATATTCGGAATTCCAGCTATCAAATCCAAGTCTTTAATATTTGAAATTGCCAGATCATTATTCTCATCTATTCGAATATCTACTCCTAGATTCTGTTCTGTCTCAGATAATAATTTGGTGATATTGAATTCACGGTTCTTTTTAACCCCAGTATCTTCTATCTGATCTGACTTAGGCAAAAGTATTGTGTCTCCCGGCTTCAACACTCCATCTCCACCAGCCGGATCTATGTATGGTGGTTTTAAATTATTAAGTGAAACAATATCTTTATAGCGATCTGCGTTCCCAAGTTCTCTAGCAGCAAGAGTTTGAATAGTATCGAGTCCTGAAATTTGATATTGCCTAACAGAATTTGGATCTTGAATAACAACCCGTCCAGTATATGCTTCCTCTACTCTACGATTTCCAGCGAAGGCGTCTTCAGAGAAAAAAGATCTCTCTGAAAGTAAAGATGCGGTAGCACGTTTGGCCCTATTGATTGCATTAAGGATTTGAAACTCTTGAAAGGTGGCCTGTCTCCCAGACGGTGCAACAAGCGTAGAAGTTCTGCCGGTGGCATTGTTGTAGGAAGTGGTATCCCTACCAATAACATCGTTGAAATTACCTTCAATTCTTTCAGCCTCATTTTTAAACTGAAGAAGAAATCTACGAGTAACTCCAAACTCACCAAACAAAGCTTCCTTCCCACCCTTAATCGCCTGAAGCATATTATTAATCTGTCTCATTGGCCCAAGTAGAGTGTTGCTCACATCTCTTTCAGTCCTACGTAAAATTCCGATTCCACCCTCAATGACCTGAGTTGCAAGTCCAAAAGCATCAGAAGTTTTATTGATCACATCTGCAATGCTTCCAATAATTCCCTTATTAGAGCCACCATGAGTTGGAGCCTCTGCAACCCCAATACCTTTAAGCATGATTGTGTAATCATAAAGGGTTCTGCGATCTTTTGTTTTCTTCATGGTGAACTTTTGAGGCTCTACATATAAGAATTCATTGTCTTTAAAATTTCTAAAGACCATTCTCAATTCGCCTTTAGTGCGATCGTCCACCCTCTTATGTTCAACATATGCTCTAAAATAAGAACGAAGTTCGTGAAACTCTTCATATCCAGAATGACCACTAGCTAGAACTGCTCTTCCTGTACTTTTATTAGCACCACCATCTCTACGACCCGGAGAAACGCCAGTGGTCCCAGACATAACAATATCTTTAAGAACCGTTCCATGATGCTCAACAATCACCCCACGAAAAGTTGGAGTAACTTCAATTGCAAAAATTTCATCTTGAGTTAATTCTTGTGGATTTATTTGAAGTCTAAATTCTTGCCATCCCGGTTCAGAAAAGCAAAATCCAGACTCATCGATTCTACAGACCTCAAAAGAATAACCTAAACTTCCTCTCCAAGCACCATCATCGTAAGCTGGACGATTGGTGATTCTTTGGATCTCCACACCACCAACACTGTTTGGGTACTTTTGAGATGTTTTTTGTTGGCCCAAAATACGAGAGATTCCATTAGAGAAACCTTCAGAAAATTGGCTAACTAATTGATTAATTCTAAGACCCATAACACTTCCCTATCGGATCACATCAACTGACAGTTCCATTGATCGTATCTGGAGTAACCACAACTGTATTGGCAACAATATGTGGAATAATTGCTTCCGCTATCCCGTCACAAATTGCAGCCAAGTATGTTGGAGCAAGCATCGGCTCACTTGTGGCTGAAGTTAATTTAGCAGTGATCAAGGATTGTAACGAACTCGAAAGAGCTGCCTCTGTGCCTGTAAGTGCCATATATCCCCCTATTCAGTATTTGCGTCAAGCGGTGGTGGAGTTGGAACACCACCATTGCCAACGTGCTGATGTGCTCCGTAGACTGAGCCATCAATTTTAACAAGATTTGCAGAACTGTTAATATTTATACCAGACGCACTCATAGTTATTTTGTTTCCATTTGCGTCTTCCATTTCAATACCGGCTGCACTCATGGTGACTTTATTTCCATTCAAATCTTCGAAAACAATTCCAGAAGAATTTTTTGTTGTTATATTCCCATTCTTATCTTCCATGATTATACCGGAAGCATCTCCTGTGAATTTATTCCCCTGAGCTTGAAGCAACCAAGTTTTTGCAGATTTTAGAAGTTGAAGATTTAGATCTGAAAGGGATTCAGTTCCATGGGTATCTAAAACGATATCCCCATTACCTTTCATGACCACCTTAGCACCAACGGCGGCTGGATTTAGGATCTTTCCATCTGGATCTTTTCTTCCAAGTTGTGTTACTTGCCAGTTTGAATTCTTATCAATTTTGACTTCGACCCCATTGAATTCATCAACATCTATATTTCCATCATCTTTTTTTAGTTTTTTATAAGCCCCATGTCTTGGATGGTCACCAGAACCAATAATAATTGGGTGATCGCCATGACCACTCAGAAATAGAACGTAAACGATTTCACCATCTAAATTTTCATCATAAACATCTTTATCTATTTTTCTGGTAAAAGATTTTTCAATCTTCTTTTTAATTCTCTGCGAATAATTATAGATAGCCCCACGGGTTTCCATACAAACTGCATTTGGATAGTTTTGACCGTCAACCCTGACAACGTACTCGACTCTCTCGCCACTAGAATTTCTTGGATCTTCTGGGAAAATTACATCAACTATATTCCCCTTCTTGAGTCCGAATTGAGAATAGTGCTTATCTCTTTTTCGTTGCGAAATTGGAATCCCTGCCGGTACTACACCGCCATCTCTGGTATATCTCATTTGTTTCTCGAATTAGTTTTGGCAACATAAGCAGAATCGAATCCCTTATCTAGCCTTCCAAAGTCTTTAAATCCGGGTCCAGAGTTTACAACATCGATAAAAATATTCTGATCGTTAGTTTGGAACTGACCTTTACTGACTGTAAAAATAGTTCTCCAAGTATTAGGGAAGGTCCAAGTATGTTCATAGCCTTCGATATAATAAATTTTTGGTAGATTTCCAGATTCAGAATCGGGCAGAACCGTAAGCACCTTGCCAAGCTCTGCCTCTAAGACTCCACTCGTTTGTATAGTTCCTGCCTCATAAAGATGATTTACATAATTTTGATCATACAATTGAATCATCATGGCGGAAAACAGCTCTATCTCGCTAGTTCCACCCTTGCCATCAGTCGGCAAATCAAAATCCAACATTCTTTGCATCCGTTGAAGCCCATGTCTTTTAATTGATTCACCAATCTTAAAAGCATTACTTATCCCACCTGAAAAATTCTTATTAGAAAATATATGCTGAACATGTTCGGCGAACCTTGTCGAATTCAACCAAAACATATTAAATCTGGTGTGATCATCACGACCTAAATTCTCAGAGTAAATCTCACCCTGAGATATTTCCACAAAACTCTCACGGGAAAATTCTTGAAATGATTTTTGTGTATTATTTAGTAATGGTTTATATCTAGAAAGATTTCTCGGTGTCCCAAATTGTGAATCAAAAAATGGAGTCTGGAATGGTCGTGCTCTTAAAATAACAGATGGTATTGAACTTCCATCGTTAGATCTTATATCTTCTAAAAACAATTCATTGATTAATTCGTTGGCATTTCTTTGTAAATAGCCCCACACATTATCGTTCGAGTCCAAACTGACCATTGCATTAGCTTTGAATCCGGGTAGATTTGCCTGAATTAAATTTTCTAAAATATCATAAAATAAAGTCTTACCTGTTATAGCTGCACCACCGGGCTTCTTGAAAAGCTGTGCAAGCTCTCCGGGTATTTGAAACTGACCCAGAGATGAAGTGCGACCCTCTGCTAAACTAGCTCCGGGTCCAAGAAACAAATCAATAATACTATTACAAATTTTGCTTGGATTACCAGTCAGTGGAAGTCCAGCCGTTCTTAGTTGAACATCTAAAGTATTCTCTTGATGTTCATAAGGATCAAACCAAATATCAGTATCCTCAAAAACCTTTCCAAAATTTCTTCCAGAAACCTGATAGCGAAGCTCCATCTTATCATCTTCATCACGATCCAAAGCCCTTGCGACCCGATCCACATTACCAAGCATAATCAAATTTTTATTGTTTGGTTTTGTGGACTTCTTTGAATCTGAAGTGGATTCTATTTTATTATAAAGATAAAGTGCTACCCAATCTCCGGGGAATATTTTCTGCTTCCAGTTTCTACTTGGGAACAACATCACATCAAATGTTCCAGAAGTTTGAGAAAGAGACTTAGAAGTTTTCATAGATGCTATTTCAGCCTCAAGATCAATCACCTCAACATTAAAAGTTACATTATCTGGGAATGGCTCCCGAAGTGTTGATCCAAATCCAAAATTCTGTTTAGTATAGTGATAAACAACCATACGTGCATATGAAGTTCGAGAGGCTGGAACT